TGCGCCAGATTCACCTGCAAAGACTGTTACCTTACCTAAAGGAACACCCTGATGGAAGTCACCTGAAATAAGATAGTTCAATGCATATGAACCTGTTGAGATCCAATCAGTTGGATCGTTGAAACCTATCGACAAGCCGTCGATAGATTTGGTTATGTCTTTCCTAAATTTGGAAACGTCAAATGGTTTTGCCAAAATAAACTCCTATTGATTAGATTGTTTGTTGTTAATTCTACTAGAGTTAGAAGGCTTTTGCAAGATTTCTGGGCAGGCCTCTGCCATATCATCTAAATCATAATCAGCAGGGTAATGTCTCAGTGCCGCCCTCGCCCTATCTCTGATAAGACTTGGTACACGCGGAGTTTTGCCTGGATCGCAAAGTTCTTCTAATAATTTCTTCCCTTGTTTAAGGGCTCTAAATCTTTCGTCTGGTAGTGTCATATTTTTCTCCTACAAAAAAGGGAGAGGTGTTTCACTCTCCCATAATCATCTAACTATTATTTTGCCTTGCACGAATCATTGCTAGAATGTCGTTTGCTTTATCGCTAGATGGGTTTGCTTCAGAAGGAGTTTCTACTGCTGGTGCAGTTTCAACTACTGGTTCCGACGGAGTAGATGTTTCTGCTGGAGTTGCTACTTCAGCCGCTGGCGCTGGGGCCGGTGCTGGAGTTCCTGCAGGTGCATCAACACCATACGGACGATAGTAAGCACCGAACTTGTCAGTGTCATATGGACGACCATCTACTGATGCCTCGAACATTTCTTTAATGACTCTGAGTTCTGACTCACTTGGCTTCTTAGGTAAGAAGTCTGCTAGATTGAATAGACCATGTGCTTCAACAGCCGCTTGTTCTACTTCAGTCAATGCAGTTTCTTTACGAGACCATGATGATGTTGAGTAATCAGCATACTGACCTTTAGTCGTTTTCTTAATGTTGAAATCAAGACCACGCATGTAATCAGTTGGCAACTCTTCCATCTCAGGATCCATCAATGAAGACTTGATCGTTTGAAAGATTTGAGGTGAAATAACAAATCTACGAATAGGATTCGCAGGAGTATTGTCTTCCCCAATTGGGTTTTGACGTACAAAGCCTTGAAAAAGATAACTTCTCTTCTTCCAGTATTTGTTAGCCATTTCTTTTAGAGTTTCGTCTTTGTACCAAGGACGAACTTCTGCTAGTACAGGACAATTTTCTCCGAACATTTCAACACAAGGAACTTGAACAGTCACTTGTTTTGAATTTACTTCACCTTTAATACCATTGAATGGTAATTTGATGACTTGTCGTTCAATCCAAAAGAATGAGTTACCAGTATCAGCATCGGGTAAAAAACGCAATGATGCTAATGCACCTTCGTCCATTTTCCAATGAGGATAAATCGCTCCGTCAGATTGGGGATAATTCCCTGTAGGTTTATTTTCTTGTGCCGCGAGACGGGCACGTATGTCAGCTAGACTTGCCATATGTTTTCTCCTATAATGTATGCTTTTGTTTTAGCTTTAGTTTAGTTGTCGCAAGACCGAAGTCTCACTAGTGTAGTTTTTGTTAAAAACAATTTTTGACACATGAATCTATTATACACTAATATCTTCCTGAGTCAAGTACTATTTATCCCCGGTTGTACCAAAAGATAAAAAAGTATAAAAAACAAATGCTAACCGATAGTCTTATAGTAAATTACCTTTCCAAATACTAAATACAAGTGCTAACCTCATTCATATAGGAAAACTACATATGTACATAAATTCATACATGCGACTATCGATTGCATTTGCACTTTTATTTATTGCCATGGCATATACGCCAAATATTTCTGCACAGGCCACTGGCACCTGTACAGCAGGTACAGACAATTGCGAGGCTAGTACTTCAACTAGTACTACCACGAATACGAACAATAACACTTCGACTAATACCAATACTAACACCAACACCTCTACTAATACCAATACGAACAATAATACCAATACTAACACCAATACCAATACGAACGCCAATACCAATACCAACACCAATAACAATACTAATAATAATACTTCGACTAATACCAATACTAATACGAACAATAATACCAATACTAGTACTTCGACCAATACCAATACAAACAATAATACCAATAATAACACAAACAATAATACCAATACTTCAACAAGTACCAATACCAATACCAATAACAATACGAATAACAATACTTCGACTAATACCAATACTAATACGAACAATAATACCAATAATACCACAAGCAATAATACCAATACCAATAACAATACCAACAATAGTACGGTAAACAGTACCTCGAATAACACCAATACGAATAACAACAATTCTAATATTGACCAAAATGTAAATTCTAATAGTACTTCAAACAATACTAACACGAATAACAATAACACGACCAGTAATAATACCAATAATAACAACAACACTTCGACTAGTACGAGTGATTCTAATGTAACGACTAACAACAAGTCTGAAAACAAAAATGAGAACACTAATACCAATAACAACACTAACATAAACAAAACTGATCAAACTATTAAACAGGAGATCACAACTAAGGCACCACCAGCAAGTGCGATTGCACCGAGTATCGGGTCTAGTTATTCACAAGATTTATGTACAACAGGTGTGTCAGGAGCGTTTCAGGGTCAAGTATTTGGTTTATCAGGTGGTAAGTCAGTTAGAGATATGAACTGTGAAAGAATCAAATTGTCCAAAACAATATATGATATGGGTATGAAAGTAGCCGCAGTATCATTAATGTGTCAGGATCCTAGAGTGTTTCAAGCAATGGAAATGGCAGGAACACCTTGTCCGTATATGGGTGCAATTGGACCAGCCGCTTCTGACAGATGGGAAAAGAATGAAGACAGACGTCCTGATCAAAAGAAAGGTGTTAAGAGTAAAATCTTAGGCGTATTCAGTTCTGACAAAATTGAAGTTGACCAAATATCAAACGTATCTGCTGATGAAGCCGCTTATTTAGAAAAATGTACTAGACCTGACTTTAAAGGAAGACGTAAATCTACTAAGAGTTGTGAAGCAGAATGGCACGATTCACAATAATATCATTACTATTGATGCTACCCATGTTTGCGGTAGCACAATACAATCCTCCTGACTATAACGAGTCGAATGCCGACGGCACCAATACCATTTACTCAGTTACTGGAAATTACGGAGATTTGTATGATTTGACTCGTAGTGGTCTGACTGGTGTGTCAGGTTGTACCAATGGTAATTTTAGTGATGACAGTGGTTGTTATGTAAGAATGGAATTTGGTTTTTCATGGGAATGGCATAACGACTCATATACTGCCGCAGTAATGAGTACGAATGGTTGTCTTAAATTAGTAAAAGAAAGTTACACTATTGGTAATTGGAACAGTTTGATGTGCTACGACTTTACACCAAATCAATTAGGTAGTGGAGAAGACGGTTATACTAAACATGCAACTGACACTCTTTTTCCCTTTTATACTGACTTGATTGGGGGAAACAATTATGCTGTAGGAGGCAGTTCATTATTATATAAAGCATTTGATGATTATGCCATATTCGGTTGGTATAATTTAAAAGAATACAATAGAGCATCAGAAAACAGTTTTGAAGTTTACATATTTGATTACAATGACTCTAGTGCAAAATGCGGAGACAGTAATACAAGAATCGCTTGTACTGATTCAGAAAGAGCAGGAGTAAACAAACCTGACAACTATGGATTTTTATATGGTGATTTAGATATCATTCAACATGATGTTTTGATCGGAGAACAAAAAAGCAATACAAACTATACTCAATATCTATTTTATGATGACGATACAGATAACTTAGGTGATGGTAGTGTTGACAATACTTTTGATCAAATGGATGGTGGATACTTAGAAGACGGTGGAGGAATATTCTATTCAGAAGCAGACGGTGAACCAGTACAATGTCAAAGCAATCCTTTATATTCAACAGATTGTTTATTATATGATATAGCATATTTAGAGTATCAATGTAATTTAGATTCACAATATGATAGTGGATGTGACCTTTATAATGACAATGCAGTAGATCAAGGGTTGATGTGTGAAATTGATCCATTATATGATCCAAGTTGTCCCGGATATGATGCCGCAATAATTGCTACTAGTTCAGGAGGTTACGATCCAACTACAGGATTAATGACTGACCCTAATACTGGCGAACAATACAACACAGATGGTTATGCCTATGATGACGGAGGTGTCAACGGTGACTTTGGTGATGAACCCTGGATGGTAAATGGTAACTATGACCCTAGACTTGACCCTAACATCTCATATGATGACTTAAACACAGAACAACAAATGCTAGTTGATCAAGGCTTATCTCCGCAAGATGCTATGTTTGTTACAATGGGACAAGATGATATTCTCGCATTAGGCGAAGATCCATTAGCAGTACAGTTCAATGGAGATCGACCAGG